GTAAACTACCTAAGGTAATCTTCTCGCTCTATTAAATAGCTTTACTACCGACTTAGCGGAAGGGATTTCACTTGTGAATGAAGGGTCTTGTCTTTCTGTATTTTCTCTTAACAGATAAGCCTTCTCCTCAAGAATTTCTATACGAGTTCAAAATTCTAAAGATTCGGACTCATCTATAAAGTAGAACCGCCTAAGAAGCTCCCTCTTTAGCATTTGTACCTCATTCAAGAGCGTACCAGCCTCCAAGTAAGTCTTACACCTAAGTGGTTCATATACAATAGAATTCACGGCTAAGAATGTTACGGAGTCTTCAATAAATGCATTTCGAGTCAATCTTAATTTAGTAGGCTCATCGGTTATCAATTTTCCATCTAGAATCCCTATAGGACGAACAGGTGAGGGGACAGGAATGAGATTCCTGTTTCTATCTTTCGAGATCTTTTGATAGTACTGATTAATCGCGTGCCTCTGACTCTTGGAGACCAGGATGTTACCACCCTGACGTCCATGCATGAAGAATATTCTCAGTAATCTCTTCTCGATTCGTTCAGCTAATTCATAAAGTAAGAGACTAACATAGTAGAAATCTAATACTCGTCCATGACGTGTTAGAGAAGTGAGTTTTAGTCAATGGATCAAGTTGTCCGAAGGGAAGGGACCTCAGGGAGATTTTACTACAATAATCATGTTACGGACTTTCTTCGGTAACTTACACAGGTCCCTGTTAATCTTGGAGAGTGTGGAGTGTCTATAACCCATTAAGGTAAATAGATCAGCTATCCTGATTGGTCTCTTACGAGGTCAGTTAGCCATAACAGAAAAGTTAACAGTGGATACAGTGAGTTCACCTAAAGAAATTGGTGAGGCGTCCCCTCTAGGGATGTAGAACCGCTTGGCAAATTCTAGACACCCGTTATAAGAAAGAAGAGATTTTGAGAGGTTAACACTTACTCCCAATTCCGAACAAATCTTTAGGTATTCTTGGACGATTCTAGGGTTAAGTGAGGCAGAATCATCCCCTAAAACAGCGTAATCTTTGTACCACTTAAAAGTGGGGATTTCGTTACTTCTCCAAGCCGCCCATTGTCAAAGAAAATGGTGAGTTATAGCAAGCATTGCTCATGAGGACAAAGCCCCCATGGGCTGACCTACAGCATATTTGATCCATCTCTGGACCATTGTACCATTAAACTTGTTAATGCGTAATAAACTGTAGGCACGGTCAGTCAAAA